GGTGTCATTCATGACACGTTATGGTTACATTGAGTTGACCAACACTGCATCGTCATTCGGTAACGCCGGTGACTATGTTGGTGAGATCGCAGTATCTAACTTGTCATTCTCCTAATCAGAGAACCAACCCAGGGATGGGAAGGCAAAAACCTGCTTCGGCAGGTTTTTTGTTGGCTAAGTATTTGAATGCGACTATCAGAATCCAAAACTTGTCCAGGGTCAGCAACTTTTAATCCAGGAACCATTTGCAATCTTGCATGTGTAACATGTGGTCCTGAGGCCAGTACTCGTTGGCAACAAGAACTTGGCATACCAATTGTTCCTGGAAACCCTCAAGAAATTGATCAGGCAACTATTGAAAAAGCCAAAACTATGACGGGAATAGTAATTGGTGGTGGCGAACCTATGTTAAATCATAGTTCCGAGAGCATGTTAGAACATTTGAATTCAGATCAACAAATAAACATACATTTTAATGGTACAATACTACCTAAACAAAGTTTTTTAGATAAATCTGCTCGATTTCAAAAAATTCAGTATTGTTTTAGCATTGATGGAGTAGGTGAAAGATTTGAATACCTGCGTTGGCCAGCCAAATGGAACAAAGTGGTTGATAACATCTTATGGTTGGTTGATGCTGTGCCTAACAATGTAACTTTTAGCGTGAACGTTACAATTTCCCAATTGAATAAAGAATACTACACAGAAGTAGTTGATTGGGTTAATCAAACACTACCCCAAAATAAACAAGGTAAGCAAACAGTCATCACTTACAATCAGGCCGGAGAAAATTTATTAGGTTTAAAATATTTAGATGATCTTGACAAAAAAAGAAAGTTAGACTGGAAAGCATTGTTTCCTAAATCAATAAAATATATTATATGAAAATCATCTACCAACATCTCATTGATCCAACTTTTCCTCACGATATGGTTAAACTTTCATCCAACTGAGATATTGAGTGACTTTCTTTCGCACACCGGCCCAGTCACCCATTGAGGGCTGACGGAACAGTCGTGCAGTTGAATACCAAGGCGAGTCATCACGATTTAACAACCAACGCCAGTCTGTACCAAACCAGTTTAACATGATCCAGGTGGGCCGCCCCAGCGCTCCACTCAAGTGTGACACAGCAGTGTCCACGCCAATCACAACGTCCATGACCATGATTAGTGCCGCAGTGTCTACAAAACTCTTAATGCTGCCAGGATATGCTTTGACTCCTGCTGCAACCAATGCTTCTTCTTCTTCGTGTGTGGCATCAATTTGCAAATTCACCCACTCGTGCTGAGGATTTGTTCGGATCAGCTCCAGCATGTCTTCGAATGGCATGCCCTTGTGACGATTTAACCAAGCGTCTCTACGCCCGCTCCAACAAAATCCCACTCTCATGCGAGTCTTGGGTCCTAGTATCTGCAACCACTCTTGCTGTTTGTTCATGTCTACATTGAGATAGTTTACAGGTTTTGGTAAGTTTTCTAATGTGATACCTAGTATTCCGGGAATACTCATGATAGGAGTCCAGTAATCAAACTCACCAACATCGTCTAGATATCCTGTGACTTTTTCAATGATAGGACTATTGCTCAATAACGGAATCAGTCCGTCTGTGACTTTGAGTTTGATCTTTGCACCTGCCACATGTAAGTTCCACAAGAATCTCACAAATTGAATGTTGTCGCCGTGACCTTGTTCACCTTCTACCAGTATGGTTTTGTCTTTTAAATCTTGTCCAGTCCAACGAGGCTGTGTGTGCTTGGGCAATTGACCAGCAAGATGTTCGTAGTTCCAGCGCACTTCATACAGTGGCCACCCTTGTGCATAATTGCCCTGGATCAAATAGCTCACTGCTAGATTGAAATGAGCTGTTACATTTTTTGGTTCTAACACAATGGCATGCTGTAAGAACGGCACTGCCCTGGCAGGTTGCCCACATTCTCTCATGACGTTGCCGTAATTGTTCCAGGCAGAAGCCAGGTCCATGTCTTCAACAAATGCCTGTGCATAGCATTTGAGAGCTTCAGTTGGTTGATTCTGTGCTCGGTATTCGTTGCCTTGGGCAATTAAAAGTTGTGTGTCCATGGCTATATTTAATGTGCAGTTCAAGCCATTTTACATTTTCGCTAAATACTTGTCAACGCAATTTGGCGTTTTATGCGGTATTAATCCCACCGCGTAGCGGCTGGAACCCGCATCGGGCTTCTATAAGGAGAAATCAAATGGGTCGTCCTCTAAAAATTCAAAAATATTCTACTGGGTCAGGCAATGGCGGCGCAGCCGTTGGTGTCGACATCGGTTATCCAAACTTCGGATCATTAACTGATCCAGTTTTTAACGCACCTGTTCAAACATTGAACAACGCACAATATGTGGGCGTAGTTGGTGGTGCCAGTTCTACTGCTACTTCGGCTACTAATCCTCGCACATTAGTAGAAGTCAACATCACATTGGCTTCTGGATCGGCCGCTGGCACAGCAGCTGGATATATCATCCGCCAAAAAGGCAGCCACAAATACCTAGTTGGTGATAGTACCAGCCGTAGTGCTCTTGTTGTGGGCAATGCCTATCGCATTACCACAGTAGGCGACACAGTCTGGACATCATATGGTGCTCCTTCTAACTATGCAGTAGGCACAATTTTTACTGCCACTGTCGCAAACGCTAACACTGGTACAGGTCGTGTAAACTTGGTTGGTGTGTGTGTTCTAAGTAACGCAGCGTCACCTACAAACGGTAACATGAGCATTGCTTATGTTGATGATACCAGTTCAGAAGTTTATATTTCTAAATTGACCAATCGTTTCATGCTAGGATGGGAAGGTGGATCAACTTATGCTGCTACTTCTGTAGTTGCAGACGTTCGTGCATTAGCCAACTTCTTCACAGACGAAGGCACAATGATAAAGTCAGGCACCACTGGTGCAGCAAATACTGGGTCTGCACAAAGCGGACAACAGAATTTGTTGAATCTTGCCCTGGTACAAAACGCTACAAGTTAATTTGTAGCAACTCACAATCCTCTCAGATATATACTGGGAGGATTTTTTATGGCCGCAGCATTTGTATTGGGTAATGGCGTTAGTCGCAAAGGTATTAATTTAGAAAATTTACGCTCTCATGGAACAATCTATGGGTGCAATGCCTTGTACAGAGATTTTGTTCCGGATGTGTTGATTGCTACTGATCGTCCAATCAGCGAACAAATACAGCACTCAGGATACCCACTAAAAAACAAATTCTACACTAGAAAACCACTAGATGGGCTGGGCGCACATCGTGTACCCGATCAATATTGGGGATACAGTTCTGGACCGCTGGCAACAGCAATTGCAGCGGCAGATCAACACATGGATATCTATCTGTTGGGATTTGATATGGCTGGCATAAATGATCGATTCAACAATGTGTACGCAGACTCTGAATTCTACAAACGCAGTGGAGCAAATCCAACTTTTACTGGCAATTGGGAACGGCAGTTGCTCAAAGTCATGCACGATTATCCACAAACAAACTTCATTCGAGTGCATGGAGCAGTCACCGCAGATGTGACAGAATTCAACAAACATCCACGATACTCACGGCAAAACATTGGAGATTTCCAAACTCTATTTGGTGTTTGACCCGATCTTGGCATAGTACATGCACTGGTAAATATACAATAGGGCCAGATTCAGCATGACACAACAAGTAATCAACACCGGTGCGGTGGCAAACGATGGTACAGGCGAAAGCCTGCGCAATGCGTTTGATGCAGTTAACAATAACTTTGCCAACATCTGGACGGCCGGACCTGTAGATTCACAGGTTGTAATCAGCAACAATCGCATATCTACTACAGTACAAAATCTAGCATTGGTACTAGCTGGCAACGGCGTTGGTACTATCACAGTTGGCAGTACTGTTGTTCCCAGCATTGATTCTGTATACAGCTTAGGAACTGCAAATGCAAGATTTGACAGTGTTTACGGTAGATACCTTTACGGTAACGGTGCTTTCTTAACTGGCATCAGCAATGGCAGCGGCAGTGCAACGTCTGTGACATTTGCAGCCACTCCACCATCTCCAGCTAACATTGGCGATATTTGGATTCAAAGTGATACTGGCATACAATATCTTTACTTCAACGACAATACCAGTAACCAATGGGCCGAACTAGAAGCTTATCAAAGTTTCAGTTCTGGCGGAACTGGCAACGGCAACGTTGATTTAACTAACGTGTCATCAGACATTATACCCAGCACTAACAACAGTTACAGTTTGGGCAACAGTGTGCGACAATGGAAAGACCTTTGGGTCAGTAACAGCACAATCTATTTGAACAGTTTGCCAATCACCGCAGATGGCGCCAACCTAAAAGTCAACGGCAACACAGTACTCACAACCAGCAGTCCACTTAGTTTTAGTAACTTGAGTGTGACTGGCAATGTGAATGCAAATGCAGTTTACACCAACAACTATTTTTATGCCAATGGCGCACCTTTCCCACAAGGCAGCAACAGCTTGCCGGGTACAACCATATCGCTCAAAGACAATGTAATTTCAACGACCACACTAAATCAAAATTTGGTATTGAGTGCTAATGGTGTAGGTAATGTGCAGACCAATAGTAGTATCATGCCAGCAATCAATGGAGTGTATGAAATAGGATCGTCATCTCTAAAGTATGATTCAGTATACGCCAGTTATCTTTACGGAAACGTAAGCGCCACAAAC